CCCGTCTTCGTTTGCGGCGTAATGGTTAAGGTCGGAGCCGTGATGGCACCCGCGACCCAAGCGTTCAGCGCGGAAGTGATTTCCGAAACGAGGTTCGTGAGGTTGCCGTCATCCGGTACGCTCACGCCCTGCGCGACCATCCAGTTCGCCCATCCGGCGGCCAAGAAGGAAGTCTGCGCGAGTACGGTGTTGATCTGATCCGACTGCGCGATACCGGATTGGAAGCCGGTCGCGAGCAGGGTCGTTAGCGCGGCGTAAGCCGAAGGCGTTAGACGATTACCGCCCGAGCCGGAAGCATCCGTGCAGAACGGTAGAATTTGGGTCGAAGCAGTCATGTCTTATCTTCCTCCTGTTAGCGTGGCCCAGCATCCGACATCGAAGCCGCTGACCGTGGAATTCTCTACGTCGAAACCGAAGAATGGATCTCCGGGAATGCTAGGGGCGATGTAGTGATTGATGCGAACGCCGACAGGCTTCACATCAAGATAACCGTTTTCAAGCAAGGCGATGGTCACGGCGTTCAACGATGATGCGCCGATGTAACCGAACAGCATGCTCATGTCGCCGTTGTCTTGTATCACGGCGTTGTCGTTACCGAGAATATCATTCAGGAACGCGTAAGCGTCCGGGACCGTGCCGTCCCATTGATTGTTGCCGATCTTAGCCATGATGAGAAGTCGATAGCTGTCGTCGGGAAGAACGGTCAAGCCTGTCTCATCGTCATACGGCCCGTACCAAGTTCCCTGATCGAAACCCAGACCCGTCGTATCGAACGAGAAGTAGACATTCAGAGGGGTCTGAATATCTCGGCTAATACCAGCCCATGCTCCAACGGCGTCAAGCTGAACACCGATGGCGGTGTCGAGATCGAAATCCGCCGTGAACCCGGCAATCGTATTCTGCAGATCCACGAGACCCTGACACAGAGCCGCGACGAGCGCGTTGAACTTCGGTTTGTCCGCATGTTCGCTTGTGATGAGGTTCGTGTAAAGGGAGACATCAACCATCTTACGCCACGTTCAAGGTTACGTCCGACGCCACGCATACCGGTAATTCGTTGAAGGCGATGCTGACATCGGCCGCGATAGGCGAAGCGGGACTGCGCGCCTGAAGGATCGAAGTCACGTTGAAGGTCGTATTGTTCGCCACACTGTAAGCGGCGGCGTACAAAGTTGAAAGAGCGAGCAAGCCGTTGTTTGCGTAGATACCGAGAGCGCTGATCGCGTTCGCAATGGCGTTCTGTATCGCAACGCCGGTCGAGTTCACATAACCGTTCAGCGGCGTGATGTTGACTGTCACGTCGATAGTCACATCCGAGGGACGGAAGAAGTTGATCGTGACCGGCAGGCCGATAGGGTCTTCTACGATTTCAGTGGTCGTACCGTAGGTCGCGGTGCCGGGCGTTTTCTTCTGCTCAATCGTTTGCGCGATCTGACCGCTGTCACCGCCGAGAACTACGACGGCGATACTATGACCCGGAAGTCCGAGAGAGTTCGTAGCGCCGGTGTCGTTTTCGTAGATCTTGTACTGCTCCACGCCGGTCAGGTTCGCGATAGCACCGATGATGCTGCCGATAATGCTTTCAGCGGGCAGTTCGGTAGACACGCTCTGGCGCTGCCGCAAGGCCGCATCCGTCTCAACGGGGTTGCCGGGCGTAGCCGCCGCCGTAGTCGTGGCGGTCTGCCAGCCGCGCGTCGGCGTGTATATGGTAAGGCTCTGGCCCGTACCTAGCGCAATAGCGCCCTCGGCTTGGCAAGTGGCCGTAACAACGATGCTGCCGCCCGTGGGAACCACGACCGAAGCAGGCAGGTTCCAGTTGTTCCCGGCTGGATCCTGAACGATGCCGTTCGTGATGGTCGTGCCCGCGACACCGACAATCTCCACGTCCACGGTGCTGTTCGTGGGAATGAGGCGTTGCAGACCGTTGATCTTCACCATGCTGGACAACCCCGCGCCCTGCGAAGTCGCCGGGCTGAAATTGTTGTAGGTAGCGATCGCCATCGTATTGGCGTCATTCATGGCCTGCGCGAATATAGTGATCATCTGCCCGTCTTGGGTATCGTCGTCAATGTCTATATCTTCACCGAAGATCTGCTGCATCTGCGCCTGAAGCGAGGCGAGGATAGCCGCGTACGATGGAGCCGAGATACCGTTTTGATCTACGGTTGCCGCAAGCGTGGGAAGTATGCCGGTCATTAGATCACCGTATCTAAGATGGTGTTGCCGTACAGCGTATTGATCTCACAACTGATGCTGAGCTTGCGCGTGACGGGATCAAGCGTGCTGGAATAATCCAAGATTTCTGTTACGCCGTTCGTCGTAAGGATGCGATCGCGGATGGCGGCGTCGTAGGTTGACTTCGTGCCGGCTCCGAGAACATCCGGTATGTACGGCGTTCCTTCTGTCACGTCCAAGAACCATTCGCCGGTCTTGAGTAGAAGGCGCGTCATGACGGACTGCGCTACGGCGGCGGGGGTGTTCGTCAAGATGGACGAAGGCCCTTTCCCCAGAACGTAATCGCCGTTCGCGTCTAGTGTACGATATCTCATGTGCCGGGTTGCGGCGGCCCGCTAAGACCAGTCCCGCCTCCATTTTGATGTTGATGGTTAAGAAGATCAACGTAACTGCCGCCGCGATTGCCGGTGACGTTGCCGGTCACGACAAGATTGCCCTTCACCGTGACGGTGTTGGTCGCGTTGTCGATATCGATACTCGTGTTGCCGTCAACGCTGCGGAGTTGCGCGGTCGTGGCGCTGATCCCTTCAACGACGTTCGGTTGAGACTTCGGTCCGACAAAGGCGAAACCGTCGGATAGATCATGCATCCTAAGTTCGGCTTGTGGCTGAACTCCGCCGGACTGCCACCAGCCATCAATGCAACGAGAAGCAAACACAACAAGGCATTCGTCTCCTTCTTCTATCGGGAACGTAGCGATGTAGCCGCCGCCTCCCTGAAACATGATCGGGACGTCAAGCAGAAGCGGCATCTGAACGAGAGAAGTCGTACCATCCGGTGCCCGAAGCTGACCCATGATTGTCGGCTGAACCGTGCAAGTCATGGCCGCGAAGTTTACGCTATTGATGATGCCCGGCAACGCCGTCCACAACCCGGAGATAATTCCCTCCACGACAACTCGCATCGTTTCTTCTTTATCGTCAAGACGTTCCCTAGGGTCCGACATAAGGTTGTACTCCTGCCTTTTCGACAAGTGAAAGCGGTATCGAAGCGTTGACGCCGATACACGTCAGCTCGCTGTAGTATTCATTACCGCGCGTATCGCCCGTGTGTTCTGCGATCAGTGTCTTGTACATGCCATCGGCCGCCAAGCTCGGCACGAGGGGACTTTGACCGTTCACGCCCTGCTGCAATGCGCCGCTAAGACCGATGTCAAAGTGGAACTGTTGAACCGAAGCGTTGTCAATCTGAACGCGCGTACCGATCTTGATGCTCGGGTTCAACAACGTGCGAATGCGAATGCCGTTCTGCGTCTGCTCGGGGAAACCGACCAAGCCCGTAGCCGAAGTTAACTTGACGGGATCACCCGGCAGATACGATGTCTGCAGAATAAACTGGAGCTTGCTATCTTGGATACTCCAGCTCGTGCCGGTGCTGTTCGCAAGTATGCGGGCCTTGTCCCGCGCCATGCCGTAGAACACCTTGCCGCGCGGCAAGCCTGCGTTGTCCTCGAGCTGGTTAGTCGTGGCCGCGCTAATGCCGTAGACCTGCATGGCGTTCAGAATAACGCCGTAGTGATCTGTGGGAACGCTGCCCGCAGCAAGCGAAGTATTGACCACGGCGAAGTTGTAAGCACTGTCACCGTCAGCGGCCACGACATCCACATAACTGTCCACGTTCGACTCGTGGCCTTTGTAGACGTATTTGATCGTGCCCTTGAAGATAATACCGAAGTTGCCTTCGTAGCCCGCGCTCAAGATTAGCTGAGTAAACTCCTTCTGAATTTTCGATGCCGTCGCTTCGGCCACATTGTAGATGCGAATGAGCACGTTGTTCGGCGTCTGTATGTCACCGCGACGAACCATGAACTTGAACTGGAAGTCGGAAAAGTCGAGCGCGTTGCCTGTCGCAGTTCCCAGAAGAAGCTGTACCTTGCGAAGATATTGCAGCGACATTAAGGCACCACGAAATAGAGGTTCGCGTCCGTTCCAAGATTATCATACGTCGGCGGCGGGTTCGTAGGGTCATTGTCCGTTTGCGCGATAAGCTGACCTCCGAAGTTCAAATAGGCATATTGCGCCAGAAGATCACAACCCGTGACGAGCGGCACTCCGAGCAAAATTTCATCGCCGTTATCATCGTAGATATCCAGTACCCAATTATTCGAAACGTAGTTCCACTTCAGTGTCAGGTTATACGTGTTCGATCCAAGCTGGATTTCGAACTCCGCTGCCTGCGCCGT